CGTGCCGGAAGTCAGCTTGGCTGCGCTGATGTCTGGGATGTCAGATGCAGACAACGTGGTGCCAGCAGTGACGTGACCACGAGCGTCAACAGTGACTTTTGGGTAAGTGCCAGCAGTAACGCCTGAGTTGTTATGAGTCAGCGCACCAGCGCCACTAACTGACAACGCACCAGAAGGAATAGAAACGCCACCTTTGGCGGTCGTGGTGCCTGCAGGCAAATCGCCAGCGACAAGCGCCGCAGTCGCAGTGATGTGGCCTTCACTGTTAAAAGTGATGCCGCTTCGCGTGCCAGCTGTAATGCTGTCGGTGTGATTGAGCTGGCCGCCTGAGGTGACACTTAAACCGCTGCCAACAGAAACACCGCCCACTGCAGAGCTAGTGGCTTTGGGCAGATCACCAGCAGCAATGCTGCCAACAGCAGTGATATGGCCCGAATCGTTGACCGTAAAACCGTTTTTCGTCTGACCAGTGACGCTGGACTGGTGAGAGATGACGCCGCTGCCGTTGACACTCAGGCCAGATGCAGACGGAACACTGATGCCGCCAAGTGCTGTTGTTGTTGCAGCATCAACAGAAAACGTTCCAGAGCTGGCAGACAAGCCAGTGCCTGCAGCTGCCCCGCCGATTGCAGAAGCAGTGCCCGCCGGAAGGTCAGTAGATGCAATGACGCGAGACGTGTAGGCCCCGCCTGAACCAGTCGGGCCAGCAATAAACTCTTTTGCTCCGGAGCTGCTGCCTAAGGAACTTGGACTTATAGATGCAAGTTTGGCTGTCGGGATGCTGCCATCATCAATCAGGTCGACACCCTGCTCAACCAGGCTTTTAACACTGACTTTCTTGGTCTCGCTTGCGCTAACGTCGGCAATAGGCAGAACGTCAGTTGATGCAACGTCAGACTCTGCCAACTCGTTGAGGGCTGTGATCTTCTGATCTGCCATTGCCCAAGCCCCCTGCGGGTCTAGTCAGTTTCAAGCTCTAGCTTACCGCTGCCAGGCTGCTCAAGCAGGATGCGGTCAGTGTCTTCTTTCAGCACATAGTTGGTGATAACCCCCAGACCAAGCTTTGGTGTAATTGCACCCGTAGTGACAAAGTTAAAATTGGACACAGTCAGTTCTCCTGTACCTAAGCCAATCGCAGCGTTAGTAACGATGCCTTTGAACTCAAAGTAGAAAAAGTCATTTGTGGCCTCTGCGTTCTCGCCTTTCTCAACGATGTAAAGCTCAGCGTCAAACTCGGCACCCAGCTTTTGCCGGAGGATTAGCTCGTGCAGGTAGCTCGGCACATCTGTATCAACAGTCAGCCCTGCTGCGTCAGGGTCATAGTGAAATTCACAGCTGATACTGCCGCTACCGCTGATCAATCCGCTTTCGTTTTTGCGGAACTCATCGCTAAGTGCCGTCACATCTACGACTTCGCGGTCGTTATTCAGCTCAAAGGAACGGACCAAACCAAAGATGTTGTATTCAGCCTGAACGCTTTTGACCTCAATCGGGATGGCTGTTGAGATGGCAGCCAACGTGATTTTGCCTGTGCTTTGGCCGTTCAACGCATTAGCGAACGTGTCATAAAGAGAAATGCCGCCAAGGTCGTCAACGTTTATAAACCAAGCGCCATCAGGCAGCTGGCTACCGCCGTCCCAGCCTGAGCTGGCAACAAAAGCCAAGTTTGCACCGTTGGTGCTCTTAATCTGCAACCGATCGCCTGTCAGCAGCATTTCCTGCGGAAAGTCAAAGCTGAACCGCTTTTTGCTGACGTTGACATCACTAGGATCAACCGTGCTAGTAAACGTGCGCTCAGGAGTGCTGCGACGCAGCCTAACTCGACCGGAGTTGCCAAGAAAAACAGTCATAGCGACTTACTGACGAAATCACCGCTCATGGTGTAATTCACGTTCACGCGCATCACCTCACCGACAACACAGGCCAGCTCAGCACTGGTCAGCACCGCATCAAACTCCATAAATTTGTCGTCAAACTTCAGCTTTAGTCTTGCGACAGACGTAATAGACGCGTCAGCTGTAGTGTCTTGATTCACTTGATTCAGCAGCTTGACTGGTGCGTCGTCGTAATACAGAACAGTTAAGGCACCAGAAGCAGTACGCACGCCAGTTGTAAACGTGCGAACGTCCTCGCTTAGCGTCGTTACCTCTAGGGCATCAGTGTTGGCAGTCAGAGACCACTGCACAACCTTGGCAACAGCAACACCGCCTAGCTCGACGCTGCCGTCTTGGCCCGCGTAATACTTAGCCATGGTCAGGCACCCTCAAGCTCGCCAATGAACTCACACGTCACTGTAGACAGTCCTGGCTTAACGCTCGTAACTGATGGTGGCGATGCGTATTTCCACTTCAACAGGCTATTCGTCTCTTGAATCCAAGGCACCAGGCCAGTTGACACGCCTGCGGCAACGTTGTCTGTGGTGAATTCGACGTACTTATCATCACCCATGACAGCGGCGTAGTTTTCCAGGATCAATGCAGCCTTTGAATCAATGATGTTTGCAAACGTCAATGACAAGCTGCTGCTGTACCGCTGATTGCCATAACGGACCCGAACAACGGCACCGTTCTGCGACTGGAACTGCTGCTCAGGGAAAACCCCAGGCGTATATGAACGGCTACTCGGGACCAGTGCTGGGAAGCTCACAGCCGTCATTACGCCAGCACCTCAAACTCACCATTCGTACGCAGTGTAGTCAAGCGAGCTTCAAACACATCATCCCGAACTTTTACCATGTACGTTTTTTGGAAGCTGCCTGTGACATCCACAAAACCATCGTCATCAATAGTTAGGCTCGTTACTTTGTAAATTCGCTTTTGCTCATTTGTAAGTTTAATCGTAAAAATTGAGCCAAAGAAAGTTTCATCGCCGGTCTTGCCGCCTTCAATACGAAGATCTCCTTCTTGAACTTCAGTTTGGCCGGGCTTCCAGAAGAAAACAGTGTATGTACCGTCAAAAAGCTTTTTAGTTGAGGTAACCCCACCAAACTGATCAACACTGCCGTTGTTGAAACGAGTCGTGTGCGATGCGTTAGAGATCACTTTGATGTAATCACCAGGCGCAATGCTCAGAGCAGAACTTGGGGTTGTCTTGAAACTGATGTTGTGCTCACTATGCTTTCGCAACATCAGCTTGTGCTCTGCTAATTGCTCTGCATGACCTCTGTTAGTGCAGAAACTTGTGAGATCAATAAACTCCTCAGGATCATTGTCAGAACCGCCTTTTCCGTCTTTGAAGCGCATTTGTAACACTTCCTGCGAAGAGAATCCGTTTTCTTTTTCTTGCCTGTAAGCAACGGTTGCCTTGAATACTTGTCGTTCTTGTGTTGGCAAAAAGTTTACCTGCATATCTTTCATGTTGCCATCAGTAAACAACGCCTTAACGCTCTTGTTTATGTCCGCAGACGGGTCAATTTTGAAATTTTGAGAGTTATAAGGGACAGAAGGTATCAAAGCAAACTTGCCACCGACAATGCTGAAATCCAACAGGCAAAACGCTGCATTATCTTGGATAAATTGGCGAATCGGAGTGCGGTCGCCAATGACACCATCAAATCTGAAGTTGTTGGCGCGACAGAATTTAGCCGCAATCGTCATTGCGTCACGATCAATCGTGTCTCGCGGTATGCGCTTGCCCGCGCCAAGACGTGGACTGACCAGCAAGTTAAAGGCAATCTCTGCAAAGTTATTGGTTGAAGCTGTCAAAGACGTTGTAGCCACTCCGTCGTCATCTATTAGCCGCTCAACCTTGATGCCTTCTTTGATGTAGGCACTTAACTGCCCCATCGATGTCCAGTCCTTGCCTGCAAGCACGCGCAATCCAAGCAACGACAGGTCTTCGTACTTTGTCTCTACTTGCGCCAAATTTTCGTCCACAAGGCGCACCAGTTCGTTGACAAACACAACTTGGTGCTCTGGGCCATCTTGGTGGCTTGTCTTTTCTAGCTCAAACTTTGGATAATCCGCGATTCCGTCTCTGATGTTCAGAGGCGGACGAACCTTGCCCTGAATAAACTCAACATCAATCTCTGTTATCTGCAGATTATCAGTCGTAGTGCCATCAGCAAACTGAAACACCACAGTCTCGCCTACTTCGTACCCCGTGCCTTTATTAACAACTATCCATTGCCATTGGCCTGTGGCAAAACTAGATGCATTAACTGTCAACCCTGACCCGTTGCCTTGATAAGCTTTGGGGCCAGTAGTTAAAGGCGTGTAATTGGCTGGCCCACCGCCAGAAACAAATTGATGCTCTTCAAAGTTAAAATCATAAAGTCCCAACGCATATCTATATACAGCTGG